CTACTCTCGTGCCATCATGGGTTGGGTGCATCTTACCGGGTCGCCTTGAACGACCAAGAGCTTCAACCCTTGCATCCTCAAACACGTTAAGGAGAACGAATGGTAGTTTTCTCTTAGCCAAGAGGTCATTGAGCTCCTTGAGCTTACGTGTTGTGTACAGACCATGAAAGACCTCATGGAAGTGTACAGCCTTGAGATAAGCAGTCTCCTTACGCTTCCCGCGAGGAAGGCAAGTCATGCTCGGATTGTCGATGTACTCAGGCAAGCCCTCGTACATCTGTATCTTGTGGACTCCGCCTGGAAACGACCAACAAGCCGTTTCTGGTGGCTTACCAGACTTCCACTCAAGTTCCGCTTTTGCATCTAGCGCATTGAGTGTTTGTTTTAGGTGTTGTTGTGCAACGGACTTCTTTGAAGCCGCGTATGCGTGGTATGGTGATGACATATTATTACCTTTCTGTTGGTGTTTTATACACCGATGTCTCAATAACGACATCGATGTTGTGTCTTCTTCCTAGGATCATCGCAGCGCCTAAATCAACGTGGCACCAGCTTCTATACCCCGTAGTCGACTTTTCAATTTGTCTCTCAGATATCACGGGAACGTCTGCATAAAGACCACCTGTGATGTGTGAAACCTTGAGTACGATTTTTGGGGTTACACCATAAGGTTGATGACCGAACTTGGCATCAAACCTTAATGGTCCGTCGTCGCAAGTGCTAGGGACTGCTCCGCTGTTATCGCAGATGTAGGTGTGGTCCTTATGATCCAAAATACCCGTTCTCACAAATAGGTGAGTACAGGTTTCAGACCGGTATAACCTTTTCCATTTTTCTGTCTTTTCTGACATATTAATCCTCCTCTCTTTTGATTTCGTTATCGTCCATCATTTCGCCGACTTGATCATCGGACATGTACTTTAGGCATCCCCGTAGGGCATACATTGGATCGAGCAGACCTTCGTCTATCTGCTCCAGTAGTGCGTCAGTGTTTTTGCGTGGCATGATTCCTTCCTGTTTTCTGTTGTTATTTGATTGCATTGGCGACAATGGATTTCCAAGCATCCACTTGGTCTTGCATCGGTTCGCCATCGATGTCTTCTGCCACGAACCATGTGGCAAATTCTTCTTCATTGAAGATTTGGTTTAGACAAGCAGTTGCATCCGCAGCATCTGTCACTCCACCACTACCAGCAAGCAAATCCATGGCATGCATGAAGTTCCTCAATGATGGTGCTTCGTCTAGAAGTGACTTCTTTACTGCACTTGCAGCATCCTTCCAAAGCTTGACCACTTTGTTGGTTACTGTCTTGGCATGTGCTGCAGATAAGCCCATAACCTTAAGACGATCACCTACAACTCTCTTGATGAGGGTTGAGTCTGTCTTAACGTATATAGACTTGAATCGTGCCTTCATGGCTGGAGTGTCGGTATCGCAGTCGTACTTAGCCCCCACATTCTGAGTGCCAACGATACTGATGTTCTTCATTGGGCAATCAATTACCTCCTGCTCAATGATCTCGATACCATGTGCATCCTTCTTGCCTGTGGGGATTGGGCGACCTGTCTTGAGGGTCAACCACTCTTCACCATCCTTACCGATGTAAGGTGATGTTGCAGATAGGAAGGCTTGCTTTTGCTTTCTTGGTACAAGACCAATCTCGTCAAGAAGCAAGAACACCGTCTTACCTTCGGCTGCCTTACGATATGCAGTGGCTAGTGGCCCGTCCACAAAGACGAAGTCACTAGTGCCATCACCCTTGACCGTTGGGCCACCGATGAAGTCACTAGCCTGCATGTCTTCCATGCAATGAACTTCAATGTACTCATCAAAGCCAGCGGTCTGGCCGAATTGCCTTGATGTCCATGTCTTTGATGTGCCTTGCCCGCCCTTGATGGACAGGAAGTATTTGCCATGGGATTTCATAAGCCCCGGTGCAGCATATTTCATAAGCGCACGTGTAATTGGGTCACCACTTGGTGTCCCCTTTGCCGCTGATGAAACAATAGCTGCAGCAGTTGCAGTTGTTGGCCCACCAGCTTTGATCTTGTCCTCCAACATGGAGAACAAAGCTTCCGCGACCTTGCTTGGGTCGGAAGCTCCACCTCCACTGTGTTTCTTAGCCTCATCAACCGCTGTGTTTATTATGCTTTGTACAGCAGCATCTGGGAGGCTAATAGACATCGATTTAACGACATCCTTGATGGCATCGGATACTACCTCCGTGGATATTTTACTTGCTAGTTCTTTTGGGTCTACGTCGACCTCGATTACTGATGGCATATATACCTCTCGTTATTGTTATTGTTATTAGTGACAGAACAGGCTCCTGAGCAGGTCATTCTGCTCTTCGGTAGCCAATTCCTCGCAGCCCTCGTGGGCTCCATCGAATGAGCCATTAGGCTCATGTTTTGTGTTGGTGTTTGTGGTGTTTGTGTTTTCGGGCATTTCTGCCTCCTTTCTAGTTGAACCAGCGGAGTTTAGTCCAATCTGGTGTTTTTACGTTTACATCCCTCGCGGGTGTGTATTTTGACTCGCACTTGCAGGCCACAAAGCCTTCAATTACGGGTAACTCTTCGGAAAGCTCTCGCGCATTATCGCGCCACTCTTTCCATTTTTGTGGGAACCTTGAGGCATCACTTACTAGGCCACATTCATCCATAGCCCAATCAAGCGTTCCTATCTTCCAAGGTAAGTACACGATGCTCCCTCTCTGAACAGGAGATAGCAACCCATAGCAACCACCGATGTCCTCTCCGAACATATAGCTAAACGGAGCAGTCATTCCAAGAGCACTCCGTGTTTGTTGCTCCCACGCCCACCTTATGAGGTAACAGACTTCCATGAACGTATGATCACGTTCTGGGAAATCTAATATCACCACCGGGGTGTACGTGTAGTTGGGTATGATACCCTTTTTGTTCAGGACTTCAACATCGATCCAGCGCGCGCCTACTGGTTTGATGAAATTAGTTACTTCATCCCAGTTGATGCGATGTGGAAATCGCGCTGGTTGTCCGAACCGATTGTAGACAATGCGCTCTTCTACATCCAGGAGTCCACGGCTTCCGTCCAGCTTTAGACGAAAGATGTGGGTGTCGAGGAAGGTAGAATCTACCATCTCCGGCACAGCCATTCCTGGACGCATGGGAATGACTGGAGATGAGCCCCACTTTTCACCTATGGCCTTTGGTGTGCCATAAGTGTGGAAGTAGGCTTTGCTTCTCAACGTCCAGTCCTCCTTTCGTCAGCATAGAGGATATGTTGGCGAACGATCTTCACCACGCTCCTCCAGTCCTCATTTGTGAGGTAAAGCTCACAGAGGAGAACTCTGTCATTGGCTCCTTCGGCTTCTTTGGCAAAGAGGACATGCTTTAGAAGTTTGTCTCGCAGTGCCTCTCGAGGATCAGGTGGAACTAGACTAGCGAGTTCCTCGATGTCCTCGTGATCGAGGTATGGGAGGATCGTCTCCCATACCACAATGGCACTGTAAACGCTGAGTAGTGGGACTAAATCCGCGTTCATCCACGGATATTCAGCAGCGGTCATCCGTCAACTTCCCCGCAGGCCTCCAAGAGTTCCATGTCGGTCATGCTATCCAGCCTTTTCTGTATAGCTTCCCTATATGCTTGCCCGGGAAACCAAGTGGAGAGTGCGCTTCGCTTTACAGAGAAACAGAAGTCCATTACAACTTCTTTGTCTCCGTCTATGTCCCAATGACGGGTGTCATAGTTTGGGCGTTCGACTTCGAAGCCGAAGCCGACCTCTCCTAGTGTTTCGGGTGCGTCGAGATATGACTCAAGAGAGTTCCATTTGTCCCAAGACAGCTCAAGTAGGCTATCTTGGAAGTGGAAGGCGAAGACGGTTCCATCCGTCATACGCCACAGGAGGTGGTAAAGACCACCTCCGCTGTGCCATTCTAGTTTCTCAACAACGTCGCCGAAATGGTCGTCATTGTTCACGTCCTCCATTATGCCCTTTATGGCATAATCTTGGCTGTGGGTTAGAGAAGGGAACGTCATTATGCTGACGCCCCTTCCGTTAGATACCTTGGGTTCTCTAGGGTTCTATGAACCAGTTCATGGAGACGCATTGTGCGACCCCATGTGTCTTTGATAATTATCGCACCAAAGACCGTGGTGGTGTGTTGACCCGGCTGGGTCGTGGTAAGCGTGGTTAGACGCTGGTCTGCCGTGCAGTCTCCATCGTACGCCCGGCTTAGTGACCGAGCACTGTTGAAGATTTCCGCACGGTGGACAGTGCCGCCGTAGTTACCACCGTGAAGGGCATCCATACCATGGTTTGTTGTGGGTTGCCCCTTGCTGTCCCATGGGACCAAGTGTAGCCCAAGCCTTTGAAGGCTTAGACCATCACAGCCTAGGGTTACTAGCACGATGTGAGGCAGGATAGCCTCAAGCACCTGTTTGAACTCCGCTCTAACGCGGAAGTTCTTACGTGCCTCTGGTGTGGTGTCTCCGGTTGTCTTCACACGTGCCGCTTTAGTGAGCTTCTCAACTGCCTTACGTAGGGCTTCCTTACCCTTGCGTAAAGCCGCTGTCAGTTGCTCGGCCTCTTGGCCGGTGACAACTTGCCCCTTGTGGAGCAACAAACGTCCTCCACTAGGTTTGGTTACTTGAGGTGCTTTGATGGCTTCCCCAGTCTCTAATTTATAGGCGACTGGATTCATGTATAGGCGGCGTCCGCCTTTTATAAGGATTGGCATGTTTGCTTTTCCTTTACATCCACACGGACTAGGTGGGGATGGGGCTGGTGATTATGTTACGCAAGTCGATGTAGCCCAACATTAACTCGCGTTGAGAAAATTGGCCTGGTGAGTTAGTGTGCCAGGACACACCACGTAGGGGGTCGGACCCTACGCGATTGTGTGAATCGCTTAACTTAGGTTAAGCTCAAACCCCACCAGTGTTGGGGTGGTGGAGGTTTCCTCAACCGCAACCTCTGGCGTCACGTCCTGCACAACGTTAATCATGTGCGGGTTATGAGCGGGCTGTCCAAGAATTTGGAGAACTTTGGCTACGCCAATCGCGTTAGGCTTAAGCCCCCCTGTGCTGGCGCCCCAGTACGCGACCACGTCCCCAATCTTAGCGAAGTGATCCTTTAGGATAGGTGAGGTTGATGCCAATGGCAAAGCCATTTCGTACGTCTTGGCGCCATTCCCTAGCGTCACAGGCGTGAACTTGCCTGCTTCATCCAAACGCCCAATTCCCTTGGTGGGATTGAACGCCACAACCGCCATGGCGTAGTGTGAGCGGTCACCGCCCGCGTCCTTGATGGCTTGGAATAAGTTTTTTCCATCGGACGTTGCAAGCGGGGAAAGGCGCTTGTACTGCGTCTTGGTGTTTGTCTTTAGGGGAACTAGGTTCCCCCCTACGTTCTCGGTTGGGATGATCACGCGACCAACGTAACCGTCTGGGCGTGTGACCCAGTAGTAGCCCCTTTGGGGGTTGTAGCATTTGAGCGTCTTGAACATGGCATCAAGGACGCGTCCGACCTCATCGGACGTGAAGCCGATGTTTATCAGCTTGTGGTTTTTCGCTTTTGCGGAGGTGACCTTCGCGATTGCAGCCGTCAATGCGGCTGAGGGTATGGTTGTGTTGGTGAGTTGCATTTTTATGCTTCCTCTTAACGACTCGTCGCGGAGTCGGCCGCATGAATAAAAGGCAAAACAGGCGCGGCGACCCATTTCACCTATGGTGAAAGTGAAGGCTACCAATGGTCACCATGCGAGCGCACCCACATGTTAGTGCCATGGTAGCCAAGTTTCGTTTCACATGCAGCACATACGCATCATGTATCGCCTGCACGTGCTCACTCTCTCCGAGTGCTTTGCTCTTGCCTTTTCAGACACCACCATCATATCACCCTTGTCAAGTTTGGCTCTATCACTAGCCTCAAGCCCCATTTTTTAGGGGTTTATACCTACTTATGCATAATAAGTTTAACGCAAACTTAAGTTAAACTGTATGATTTTGGGGCCTCAAAAAATCTTGAATTTGCCCTCCAGTTATAGATAACTATATATAAATGAGCGACTTAAAGTGGGCAAAAGGCATTCTCGAGAAGGTTGAGCAGGGCAAAGAAGTAAGCCAGGAAGACCTTCAGCGAGCAACAGAGATAACGCTAGACGAGGTGAAGAACAATGCTCCTCGTTATGCTAAAAACCAGACGGAACTTGCAGCCATATTTAAAGTAGACCGCAAAACCATACAAAGATGGCGTAAAGAGCCCGGTTTTCCTGTCCCCGCATCCAATGGTAAGTGGGATGTAGCCGCTACGCGCGAGTGGCTACGCGCGAATAATAAGATTGATAATAGTGACATTGAAGAGGAAGACCTGCATGAGCTCAAAATCCGTCAGTTAAAATTGATATGTGAAAAACTGGAGCACGAGTTGAAGGTAAAGCGAGGTGAATATACCTTAAATGAGGATGTCCGTAGATGGGTTGCTACCATGGTGCAGGAGTCAAAAACCGTGCTTTTAAGCATTCCATCCAAGCTTGCTCCAATAATGGCTGGACTAGAACCTGCTGATGCTGAAGAGCGCCTCAAGGAAGCAATTGATGAGGCTTTGGAGCAACTGCACACCAGTTGACATATGCCACTAAAGTATGTTCGACCTTGAGCCATTTCATAACAATCCTACGCTAACGCTTTGCGATAGCTGCAAGTACAAGCCTACTTGTTTGTCAAAAGGGAAGTGCTTATTGAAGTCTGCTCATTCTTTTACTGAGAAGTACCACTCAATGTTGTCTTTATTTAATGAGTCACCCGCGGGTAACATTGAATTAGCGAGGTATAAGACTAACCCTAAGACAGGGGAAAGAGTCCAAGTTACGGAGGTTAAAGATAAGGCTGTAGCAAAGAAATTGGATACACAGAAGAGTTGGACTCCCAGCAAGGTAAAGGACGATAAAATCAGAAAAAAGATAACAGAAGGTGAACTCTCCAAGAAAGAAGTTCCCCAGATGGATAAACCATTACCATCACAGGGTGGAACTACCAGTACGGGTCAGCATAACAAGTTTAAACCTGAAGTACCTGAAGGGGGCAAAGTTCGCAGTACCACAAAGAACAGACCTAGCGTTACCCCAAAGACCCAATCGAAGTTGAAGGAGAAAGCAGGGGAATTATATGATTTATTTAGAGGCCAAGCAAAGGGAACATTAAACTCAGAGGATGTTGAGAAACTTGAAGGAGTGGTAAAGCGTCTCGCAGATAGAAGAGGCATATCAAGAGCGAAAGCCATCGGGATGCTGAAAAAAGTTGCAAGGCTACGTAAGTAAGTTGACATAGGGAACTTTATTATGAGTAAAATCGATGAATTAAACCGCCGGGTCATCGAGTTAGACGCGGCTCTCGACCAAGTGATTATTGCACGTGGCGAGAATCTAGCCGCTGAAATGGAATTTATGCATGGAGACTCCCATGAAAATGGGAAGAAACTTGCTGGTGGTGCTGCTCTTGCTGGTGGCGCAATCTATGGGGGCATGGCAATGAAAAGAGCTGGTGGCCTTAAGCCCAAAAGAATGGGACGGGTTATGAAATATGATGCAAAGAGAGCCGGACGCTCTTTAGGTCGTGGTTTAAAAAAAATCGGAGGTTTCTTTAAATGAGTCGTATAATTGAACTAGGTGAATACCTCGATGAGGTAATTGATTCTAACATAGAGTTCCGCTCTAAATCGGATGAGAAGGATGCTTATGCTCCAACTCGCCCTATATCAAGAGCCCTTACTAGCCCAGCTACAGCTGGTGCTGTATATGCTGGTGGTGGTGCTTATATGGCCAAAAAAGCATTTGATAAATTGCCAGCCAGCCAAAAAGATCGAATGGGTCAACAACTTGGTAAAATGGCAGGAGCTGTCTCAGGTAGACGTAAAGTTCCAGCAGCATTACGCAATCCAAAGACTGGTAGAATTTTACCAAAATACGTAAAACGCGGCAAAATAGGAGCTTTGGCTGGAGTAGGCGCACTTGCTGGTGGAACCGCAATGGCAACACAAAAACTTGCAAATGTATTGCAAGCAAGAGCTGCAGAAGGTCGCATCAACAAGCTAAAGCGCAAGGTTCGTAAGGCTGATGCACTTGGTAAGACCAATAAGGCTGAAAGACTTGAACGTAAATTAAAGAAGAAGCAGAGCCGCTATGTATAATACTGATAAACTTTACGAATTGAATGAGCTTCTTGATGAAGCTATTGAGTTTACTACCTTTAAGTACAAGCCACTCGGTAACCAAAGTGGCAATCAACCTGAGATTAGTGCTCCTGCTGTTGCTGATATTGAGCATGACAAAAAAGCAGCTGAGAGCAAACCTAAGACCTCACGTGCTAAGAAAGCCACCACTCCTGCTAAGAAAAAGTTCAATTTGAAAAAAGCAGGTAAGTATGGTGCTGTAGGTGCTGGAGCTTTAGGATTGGGTTATGGTGCTCACCACCTTTATCGTCAACATATGGCGAAAAAGAAGTGAAAAATCTCATTGCCCTAAATGAGCTTCTTGATGAAGCTATTGAGCTAGGTCACGGTACAGATCAGCCTTACAAGAAAAAGAACGCAAAGCGTGACGCAAGGACAGCGAAAATGTCCGCGAAGAAGCAGGCTAAGATTCAAAAGTACATGGATAAGGGCGATTCCAAGTCAGAAGCTGAAAACCGATACGAACGACGTAGGTTGGCTAGAGCCATGTTTGTACCATACTCAACTCCTTTTGGTGCTGTAGGTGAAATATCCAGACAGCGACGCATTAGGGAGTATGAATCCCGTGCCAAGTAAGAATTGACTTGTTATTACATGCCTCTTTAGTGAGGTATGGACAATATAGTAGCGCAATCTGCGCGTGAAGCATGGAAGCCGGCTGACCGAAGAGCTCCTTGGGAGTGGGCAGAGGATAACTTTAAAGTAGCTGTTTCACCTTTCCCGGGAAAGTGGCGTTCAGACAACTCCCCATGGGTTAAGAAATTCATGGAGACTTTTGCGGATAATAGAGTCCGTACTATTTCTGTAATGTGTTCTGCTCAGTCAGCTAAAACTGAGACAATGATCGCATGTCTTTGTTGGCTTATATCTGAAGATCCTGGGCCAACTATGTGGGTAACATCTAATGAAGATGAGGCACTAAAGTTCGCTAAGGAGCGCATGATGCCATCACTTAAGGAATGCCCATTGGTAGAACAATTGATACCGAAGTCTAGAGAACTTGCGAAGGCTAAGGAAATCTTCTTCCCGCATATGACTTTGGAGATTGTAGGCTCAAATGCACCATCTAAGCTACAATCTAAGCCTCGTAGATGGCTCCTACTTGATGAGGTACGAAACTGGCCGCCAGGTGCGTTACCTATGGTACTAAAACGTACACGTACCTACTGGAATGCTAGACAGCTGATTATATCAACACCAGATGTAGAGCATGATGCTGTTCACCAAGAGTTCCTAAAAGGCAATCAGCAGATATGGAACGTAGTTTGTCCGAAGTGCGGAGAAAAGCATGAGCTTTCGTGGGAGTTCATAAAATGGGATAGTAACGATGTCACAAAGCCTGGTGGGAAGTACAACTTTGATGAACTATCAAAAACAATTCGCATGGAGTGTCCAAATTGTGCCTACGCAACATATGACACACCTGCTGAAAGAAGAAGGCTTACGCATGGAGAGTGGGTAGAAACAAACCCAGATGCATCAGAGAAACGTAAGTCTTTTACGTGGTCGGCTCTTTTACCTACATGGGTGAGGTGGTCAGAGTTGGTTGAGGAGTTTCTTTCTGCTAAAAAAGCCCTATCATGGGGAGACCCACAGCCACTAAAGACTTTCATAACCGAATCACTGGGACAACCTTGGCAAGACCGACTTCGCTACAATCAAGGTGGTAACTGGTCTGAGGACAGAAAAGGCACATTTAGGCTTCTAGATAGGTGGGAAAATGAAACCCGCAGATTCCTAGGTGTAGATGTGCAAAAAGACCACCTTTTTTATGTATGTAGAGCGTTTGGAGAAAGAGGAATATCTCGCTTAATAGACTATGGTAAGATACCTGACTTTTCTTCACTACGGGAGAAGATAACTGAATTGCGTGTAGATGATGATGATGTGGTCATTGACTCTGGTTATAATGCCACATCTATATACAATGAAGTGACCAAAAGTGGCTACTCATGGAAACCTATGAAGGGAGATGACTATCAATACTTTGTAGTGGATGGTGTACGCCAACCATATAAAGATACCTTGGTAGACCCGGCAATGGGTACTACAATGCAAGGTCAAGTGAGACCAGTTCGGTTGTTTGTATTCTCAAATCCAGCAATCAAAGACCTTCTCTCAGAGTACACTCGAGGCATTGGTCCATCATGGGAGATCGCAGAGAATATCACCATGGATTATGTCCAGCAGATGAGTGCGGAACATCGTGAGGAAATAACAGATACTTACGGAAAAGTTTCCTATAAGTGGGTAAATAAACCCCGCCGACCAAACCACTACTGGGACTGCGAGTGTATGATTATGGTGGCGGGGCTTGTAACGGGTTGCATTGGGGTCGCGTGACCACCCAACCCAAAACCCTATAATAGGTAGTGAGCTACCGCCTACCTATTATTTTAGGGGGTTATTGGGATTAGAGGAGGGCCTTGTAGATTTCCATGATGGGCTTCATCGAGTTTGCTAGTAGACGCTTTTCATCATCAGTCCAAGAAGTCACAGGCTTTGATTTACATGCTTTCTTCCAATATTGCTCAATCTTAGAGCACAACCCAGGTATGCTTTCAAACCGTTGGTCTGAGCTTTTTGAGTATGTTGATTTCTCTCCATCGTGATCAATACCAAGGCACTGACGCAAGGAAGTGTACTTCCCACTATCCAAGTCCAATTGCCCTGATGCTTTTAGCTCATGCAGTTTGATATACTGATATGCTGTCTTTCTATTGAAATCGAGATTTTCCTTACACCAAGCTTTGAAGTCTTCAACTTCATCTCTAACTTGTGAAAGAACCTCACCCGCGCGTGCGAAATGCACAAGTGAAGAGGACATTGACTGTAAACCAGCCTGATGTGCTTCACGCACTTCCTCTACTCTATTGCGAGAACTAACTATAACTCCCACTTCCTCTGTCTTCTCTATTACGGATACATGACCAGTAACGGTCAGGTTATCTAACTTACGTTCAGTAGCTGTACTCATTTATTTCTCTCTAACTGTATTTTTCTGTATTTTTCACAAGCGGCCAAAGATTTCTGACCTCTTGTGGGTGGAAGTCCAAAGTTTTTTTGAAATAGTTTCACTGATTTACTCAGTGCTTGTTTAGTAACTCCATGCATCTCTGCAATCTCTTTCATTGATTTACCAAGGAAAAGAGGCAGACCGAAAGAGCAAACGATAGTTGCGATCTTTAGCCTGTAGTTACTGGAATCATATATCAGCGCAATGACTCTCGTTAGAGCATCCTGTACTTCGCGTCTCACCTTTTCTTTTATGTACTCCTGGAGCACATCTGGCATTTCTGAAAGAATACCGTCTTTATCAAGCTTGTCGTAATCGAAATCTATACTATCATAGTCGAACTCTACTTTGCCCTCGAGTAATGTTGACATCGTTTTCCTTGGTATGAGCGTGGCTAACTGGAAGGTAATCTACCGAGATTACACGAGTGAAGAAATTGCAGAGGAACTTGCAACATTAAAAAAAGAGGCTAAAAATATGTACTTAGCCCAGAGTGTTGGCAATAAATCTTACCAACGCAGCATCACAAGTGTAGAGGAGCGGCTACGGGCTATCGCGGAAATCAAACGTGAGCAGGGTGGAAATTCATATAACGACTCTTACTATGTTGACTTTCGTGGCGAAGGTCAAATTGAATGGGGTAACCGCAATAGAATACCATGAGCAATAAACCTTCATTCTTAGATAAGACAATCGCGTTCATCAATCCTGAGTGGGGCTTAAAGCGCAAGTACCATTCAGACCGTCTTGAATTTGCCTATGATGCGGCTAGGCATACGCGGGCGCATGAGAGCGCGGGACATAGCCTTTCAACGGCTGCATCAGAGAGCCTACAGAATCAACGTGACCGTGTTAAGATGATGTGGGAAGCACGTAACCTCGTGCAAAACTACTCATTCTTTAAGAGCATCCTTCTAAAGGAGAGCATGTATGTTTGCGGATCAATCCGTTACCAAAGTCAAACTGGCGAGCCTTCAATAGACCAGGCATACGAAGAATACTTTAACAATTGGCAGAAGAAGTGTGATATAACAGGTCGCCATCAATTTCGTCACCTAGTGCAACTTGCCCACATGGGAATGCGTAGAGACGGTGATGCGGGCTTTGTTATGGTCACGCAGGGCAAGGATGTTAAAATCCAGTCAATTGAGGCAGACCGAATTGGTAACCCAAATGAGCTTGGTAAGAAGCAAGACAATTACATTGGTGGCATAACCATCAACGAGTTTGGCCAACCAACAGGGTATAAGATTTATAAGCGCACACTTCATGGTCAATACAAAGACCCAAGAGACATACCTGCGCCCAACTTCGTCCACTACTTTGACCCAATGAGGTCAGACCAGTATCGTGGAATAACAGCATTTGAAACTGCAATCCCCCACGCAAAGGATTTGTATGAACTGCTTAAGATGGAGAAGTTAGCAGTCAAATGGGGATCAGCTCATGCCGGCGTGATCACTAAGAATGATCAAGGGCCTGACAAGTGGACGTCAAAAGTCCCTGTGGATTCGCAGGGCAAAGCTGTTGATATGAAGCTGGAGAAGATAGATCCAGGAAAAATTCTTCGTTTACAGCCAGGGGATTCCGTCAACATGTTCCCTACCAGCAGCCGTCCTTCCGCGACTTTCAATGGATTTATCAACACTCTTGTAAGAGAGATGGCAAATGGCTTGAACTTGCCTTTCGCTTTCGTCTGGGACATGAGTGCGTTTGGTGGTGCAACAGCCCGCTTAGAGGTTCAACAAGCACAAAGAGCCTTCATGCGCCACCAAACACTTCTTAAGGAACAAGTCCTCGATCGCATCAAGGATGCAGTAATAGGACGAGCTATAGCTTATCAAGACTTGCCCGCGCACCCCAACTACAAGAAGGGACGCTGGCAGTTCAATTCTCAGATTACTGCTGATTTAGGGCATGAGGTTCAAGCCAACCTAAATCTAATGCAAGCAGGGCTAAAGACATCTGAAGCTATATTTGGTGAAATGGGCTTAGACTTCCAAGAGGAAAGTGAAAAAGTCGCTAAGGAGCTTTCATACCTACAGGAACTAAGCCAGAAGTATGGCATTCCACTTGGTGTATTGGCTCAAAGACTACAAGGTTCTGATCAAGCCATAATGGAGTATAGGCAACTACTATCCGGCGAACAGCCACAACAACAACAGCAAGGTGAGCAAGAAGGCCAAGGGAATTAAGCGATTATTTCGTGCTTATCTCGATAAGCTAGATAAAAAGTCTAGAGCCAAGTTAGCCAAGTTACCCGCGGGTGACTTCGCTACTGATAAGTTCTACACTCCAAAGGTGACGATGGACAAGCTCAAGACCAAGGCTATTGACTATGGGGGTGCAGGTGCTGCGGGAACGGGTGGTTACATCATAGGCGGCAAGGATGATCCCAATAAGAAGGACACTAGTGGTCGCCCAGATAAAAGGCTTAATAGGAAGATAAGTGCTTACAAGGCTGCTGGGCTTATATCAGAAAAAGAAGCTGAGAGCCTTAGAAAAAGCACTACCAATGTGATCAATAGAAGGCTTGATGGCATGAAGCCTACAACTGATCAACGTGCAAAAATTGAGAGGTCATTAGGCTTCAAGGATGGTCAAGCAGCTCGACAATCACGCGAGTATGATGAAAAATATGCCAAAACCAATCGAGATGTTGATGAGGCTAAAAAAGCTGCTAACCGTGAAAGAAGACAAGCTCAAAGAAAATATAGCGAAATAGCAGAGCAAAGAAGAAGAGATGCCTCAATCGCAGGTAATACATCACGATCTACTCTTACTGAAAGTCAAAAGAGAAACATTAAGAGGCAAACACGTGCAAAACTACCAGCAGAATTAAATGACAAGATTGAGCGAGTAGGGGTACAAGGACTTCGTGGAGCTGATAAATTAGCTTACAACTCTGCATATCGGGTACAAGAGGATCGTTTTGTAAAGAGACTTAGCTCTGGTTCTAAGGGTAGATTAACTCAAGAGCGTAGCAAAAGAAAAACCTTTGTTGATGAGCGAGAAAAGAAATATGTAGGTGAAGGACTAGAGCGCGCAGAAGCTCGCAAACTTGCAAACATTGACTACAATTCAAGGTCAAGAAAGAATCCGGTTCCTAAAAAAGTGCGAGGTAAGAAATCTAAGTTTGAATCTGTCAAAGAGACATTAACGGAAGAGGCTAAAAAAGGGAACAAAAAGGCTCAAGACGAACTCAAGAAGTATAATGAAAATCCACCAACAACGACTGGGGGGATGCAGCAAAGACTTGATAATATAAAAGGCAATACTGGAGAAGGTCTAGAGATTACACCAACAGGTACTTCAACAGGCAGACTACAGGGACAAACAAAAGAATCTCAGCAAGCCGCAAAGAAAAGCATAGAAGTCGAAAAGGGTAGCCAAGAGGATGTTAAAATTAAGCCTCTTTCTAAAGTTATTGGTGAAATGCCTGAACTACAGGGTGAAAGAGGAGAAGCATATGTAAGTGCAAGGGAGGCCATAGGAAGCGCATATCGTTCTGGAAAGATAACTGCAGCACAGGCTAAAGCACGAAATAAAAAAGCTTTAGCAAACCTTCGGTCCCCTAAAACAACTGTTGCTGACTTAACGCGCAAAACACAACGTAGATCAAAGAAAATTGATCAACCAGGCTCCAAGCCTCAATTCGATCCTTCTGCTAAAGTTGAAGGAGGTAAGTATGGTCTTAAGAAAAATGAAAAAGGCCAGAAGGTAGTTGATAAAAGACCTGCTCAGGAAATCACTCCAACTGCAAAAGATAGAGCGAAGCTTGATCAAGCAATTGCTGTATCTAGTAACATCAAGAAAACCACTAAGGCTGACTCTCAAGCTGAACAGCAACAGGAAGCTGCAAGGAATAAAATTTTAGCAGACAAGGATAGGCGCGATAAAAAGAAGAAGAAGAATAACGAGCTTGCTTCAAAAATTACACAAACCTTTTTTGAGGAGAAAAAAGAAAAGAGAAAAAGTAAACGTTTGGCCGCAGGCGCAGCCGCGGGAACCCTTACTGGTGCAGAGATAGCTAGACGCTATGTAATGCATGATGTGCCGGCTCGTCATCGTCAGTACGACAAGGCTGGATACTCAAAAAAACAACCAACCACAGGTGGAGTTGAGGGGCAAGATTTGACGGGCTGGGCTAAAGGCAAAAAAGGCTTATATAGCAAGGATGCCCCAACAGGATTCCGTAGGAAAGTTACTGGAAGAGCACTAGCTCGATTGTTGACAGGGACAGGCTTAGGTATAGCCGCCGGAGGACTTTATCATCATGCCAAGCAGAAACGAAGAGATTGAGCGTAAGGAACGGGCTGCAAAGCTACGAAAAGAGCGAGCATTAGATCGTAAGATTGCTCGCACAACTGCGTTGATAGGTACTGGTGTAGGTGTTTCTGGGTTACTTGCTGCAACTCAAGCACGTAAGGGAGTAAAGTCCACTGCTGCTGTTGCAGAAATTGCGAAGGATAAAGGAATACTAGGAGCCCTTGCAGGCAAGGAGCATGGCTACTCTTTACGAAGAAGATTCTTAGATGGATTTAGGAGAAAAGTTAAGTTAAACGCCAAAGGGCGTCAGATTCTATTATCTTTAGGAGAAAGCCTTGGCCTAGAAGACAAGATTTGTGAAAAACGCTTTGCTACTGAACTTGCAAAGTTTATCACGTTTGATGAAGTAACAGACGCGATGCGTGATGCGCGTCGAGTGCGTAATCAAATGAAGAAATTTGTTAAGCAGGGTCGTACTGGATACAGTGCAGCTAGGGATATAGAAGACAAGGTTAAAGGCGAGAAACGTAATCCTCGTAAAAAGTTTTTTTGGGAAAAGCAGGGATTTAAAGATGCTGCACTAGCAACGGCACTTACTGGAGCCATTGGAGGAGGAGCGATTCTTGCTAACAAAAAAGGTTGGATGGGTCGCATAGCTAGGGGAGCTAAAGCAACCAAACCAAATACAGGATACACTCCTGATCCAAACTTTAAACTTAATGCAATTTCTGAGCTATTTGAGCTTGATGCCATTGACATGCTTGATGGCGACAAAGGGTGGAGAACTTCACGTCCCACTTCTTCTTCTGTAAGAGTCCATAAAGATGGATCATCTCGTAGAGATCGTCGTCGCAAGTACTGGTATGAAAGAAAAGCAAATCGTGACAAAATGATAGCAGGTGGAATTGCTACAGGAGTTCTCGGTCTAACAGGTGGACTAGTTGCCGCAAAGCGTTCTGGCAAGAAAGCTAAAAAAGCACTCGACGCTCTTAAGAGACAAAGAAGGCGTACTGTTCCCGTTGCTATAACTCAAGCTGGTGATGACGGTGGTGATCTCCAAAGTGTCATTACTAAAGTGCGGAATAAAAATCTTACAAAAGAAAAGATAAAGATCGGTGGCTAAGAAAAAAACAAAGACTCAAAAAAAACAGGAGTTGAAGGAGCAAACGGTTAAAGTTACTCCCCAAAACTTTGCTAGTGTTTTCAATATCGTATTTAATGAACGCAAGGAAGTGGCCAGTAGGTAGAACCCCACCACCTGGTTGGGTTGTAAGTCCAGAGCTATCAGAGCTTTATGGATACAATGTCATAGTTAGAGATAATGAGCGTTCACGTATAGAGCGCAGGATTGACACTCCATCCGTGCGTAGAATGAAAAGATCAGGGCGTAGACAAGCTTTACTAGGAGCCGCACTTATGGCTCTTGGTATTTCTTTACGTAGATAAAATGCAAGAAGAAGAACGTAAAGAAGCGATTAAGAAAGCAGGTCGAGCCGCTGGTGCTGTCGCAGCTGGTGGTGCATACTGGAAAGCCGCAAGAGATAATCAAATACTCAAAAATGCTAATGAAGACCGAAAGGGCTTTAGGCGGGATTTGGAGCAAAAGAAAAAAGCTGCTTTTGAAGAATATAAAGCAAAGAGGGGTGGAGATGCATCCATGGATAGCTGGCTAAAAGGAGAGGGTAAAGAGCACGCAGGTATTGAGGCAAAGAAAAACAAGTATAATGACTTTATAGAGAAGAGAGATAAGGTAAAATTCATAGACACTCCAGGAAGCCACAAAACTGCGATATTTAAAAATCGCTTTAGGCATCTGTACAACAGAATGAATCTCGGAAAAGCAAGGCTCCCCAGAATCCTCACACGTGTATGAACCACAATGATGTTATATCTTTGCCCACAGCAGGCTCTGGCGTTACCGCTGGAGACTTTGTGTATTTGGACACTGATGGTAAGTGTGCTCGATTAACTGGGTCCATTGTAAAAGAACGCGCGATAGGAGTAGCTTTACATGACCAAAAGCCTGATGTTGATGCATCTAACAATGCTGTAGACGTTCACCTACTATCCTCATCAGGTGTCGCATTGGTCAACTACCCGCTACAGGTAGCGCCTGGTACAGAAATTTTCGTTAATGATGGTAATCCTGCCGGCACAACAAGTGGACGGCATATTGGTATAGCTCTTGAAAGTAAGGTAAGTGGGTCAGGCTTACTTCGCATTATACTAGTATCCTCTGATGCCTATAGTGCTGGGGCGGCTCCAAACCTACTAGGTCAAGCCATTGGTGAGGCAATAGCACGATCAACAGCAAGCGCGAGATTAGACACGCCACCATTGGGGCAAACCAATACTCAAGGCAACTTTAGCGGAGAGTCAACAAGTGAAGCCTCCTTCTATAGTACCACCGCTACACAAACAATATTCCAGTCAGGGAGCGCAACTTCTTCTGGTTCATTCTTTGCTTCAGGAGCTACACAGCCTGTTATCTTTAATGCAACATCAGAATCTAAAGGTTCACTAATAATTACAGCATCAAGTGTTAGTGCCAATAAGTTCCTATTAGGTGGGTCTGAGTCTTCATCTTCATTTACCGTTACTATAGCACCTTGGACCCCAAGTACTAATGGAGGCAGCATCTCAAGTGGTCAATTTACTGGAAGTGTAGCACCTTGGACTCCAGCTACTCATGGAGGTAGCACTTCAAATGGTCAATTTGCAGGAAGTGTAGCACCTTGGACTCCAAGTACCAATGGGGGTAGTACATCAAGTGGGCAATTTACTGGAAGTGTAGTTACACCATCCATGGCAGGCCACGCAATAGGCCAAGCAAGTGCTGAAGTTACCGCAGGTGGTGTCCTAACCTCACCATCAGCTATGGGAGGATATGCTGAAGGAGAATCCACTACTGAAGCAACTGCCTCTGCATCAACGTCAATCGCAGGATTAAGTGGAGAAGCTGTTGGAACGTCTACTACCGAAGCAAGTGCATCCGCGGCCACTTCTACAGCAGGAGTAAATGGAGAAGCCATAGGTGAATCCACGACCGAAACAACTGCATCTGCATCAACCTCTACAGCAGGGGTGAATGGAGAGGCTATAGGTGAGTCTACGACCGAAACAACTGCATCTGCATCAACTTCATCAGTAGGTCTTACCGGGGAAGCGATAGGGGAGTCCTCTACTGAAGGAACCGCAGGGGGTACAGTATCAACGACCTCAGCTCCCATTAGTGGCGAGGCTATCGGTGAGGCTTCAACTGAAGGCGCGGCTACCGGTAACATAGCGCAACCGTCTAATGAAAGTCTAGTAGCAGCAATGAGCGGCAAAGAGATTTGGCTCGATGCTTCAGTTTTTGATGGAAGCGACGCAAGTAACAATCCTTCAGACTTAACAGAGGTAGGTGATGGAACCTATGATTGGACTGACCGGACTGGGAATTACACTTTAAGCCAAGAATTTCCTACACTTTCAGACCAACCTTACTACCGAAACACCTTTAGTGATTTTAACGGTAAAGGGGCAGTGCATTTCCCCGCCGGGGACAGACCTCTATACCTTAGTTCAGGTATGACAAGTGGCTTTAAACATTTGTTTGTGGTTCATAATGCACCCTGGACGAGTGAAGCGGGTAACACCAATAGTGCCACTACATATCTAACTCCATACGGTCACAGCCGTACACACAGGAATGATAGTGGAAGTATCCATCTAATCAATAAAGCTAACGTCACTGATGCGTCTGCTTTTCGTTATAAGTATGGTAGTAATTACGGAAACCACTACTTCGATGATGCAACAAAAGACGGAGTTGCAGTTCCCGATGCAGATCAAGCAACTTATGTGGCAAGTTCAAGAACTTCAGCAAATGAACCAATAGGTAGGTATAATCTAACAAACAATTACACTTACCCTTCGGGTCTTGTGGATGGAAGTAAACCTGTGATATGGGAACATAAATTTACTTCTTCAACTGACCAAGCATTCCGTCACTTTAATAAAGGCGAAACTAATAGCAGTGACCCAGGTTTCATGTGCCACTGGGGAGAGTTTATAGCTTTTACAGACGTACTATCTGATGCAGATCGTCTGATTGTCCTTAAATACTTATCTGACAAATACGGAATTCCAATTTACACAGGAGAGACTGAGATCACTCAAGAGTCTAACCTCACGAACTGGTACAAATTTGAGGAAGGTACAGCAGGGCAAACCAATAAATACATAAGAGACTGGGCAGGTACAAAACCTACCTTTGTTCGTAACGGTGCAACTATTGAGGCTGGCAGACGGGGTGGCTGCGTTCGTATGGCAGATGGCAGTAACGATGAAGTTTCTTGGACAGCACAAACTCTAACAATTGCATCTTCTTACACATTTTCTTTCTGGGCAAAGAGAGATAGTTCTGGTGGTGGTAGTGCAGTAACTATAGTTGCATCAAGCAGCACTGGTATCGAAGTCGAACTAGATGGCAGTAATACCATCTTCAAACATGACTCGACCTCGATTAGCTCTACAACTGTACCAACTCAGGGGACTTGGGCTCACTATGCTATTACTTATGACGGCACTACAATGGAAGCCTTCATAGACGGAACTTCTGTTGGTTCTACTTCATTATCATCACCTTCAACCAGTGGATATCTTCGGATTGGGAGAGGCATCGCATCTGTTAACGCTTTTATTGGTGATGTAGACGATGTTCGGCTTTACAGCACCAATCTTAGTTCATCAGAAATTCAAGCAGTTGCAAATGATGACGCGGACAACCCTTACTACAACATATGAGTAGTTACGCTGTAATAGATTCTTCTAAACGCGATTCCGTGGATTGGAATGACGTACTAGAAGAAGAAGGTTACGAGAGATGGAGTTTAGACGGCTCTAAGTTTCTTGTAGAATTCCCCGGCGCAATACCTACCTGGGCCGGTGGGGAAACTATTTTAACACAAGAAACTGCTCGACAGCGCGTAGCAGAAGAATTTTAACCAACAACAAAAAATTGCGTAAAAGTTGACTCCAACGTTTTTATTATGGCTACTACATCTAATGCTGCAGGCGACTGGTTTGAAGAAAATGCACTAAACCATCTTTTTGGTTACATGTCTGTCTCACAACCAACTTCTATTGATATTAAACTTTACTCTTCTGATCCAGGCGAAGATGGATCAAGTTCAACTGAGCTTGATACTTCTAATGACCCAGGATATAGTGCCGTAACACTATCAAGTCTTAGTAGTGATGGCACAGTAGGCACAGACAGTGATGGTTACTACTGGGCTCCAAACTCTGATGTGACTTGGACTGCTAGTGGTGCTTGGACAACTGCCCCAGGTGGCATTGCATTATGGGCTGATGGCTCCTATATTCTAATGCATGGATCACTAGATGATGGGTCAGGTGGGTCACTTTCGGCTTTGAGTAATGGACAAACTTTGACGATTAGCTGTGATGGCACGTCATCATCTTCCTTAAAATTTAAACTCTCATAACAATGGCACTCACAGGATCGTTTACTACCGCATTCCAGAATAAGCTACTAGACGCTTTAGCGTCTAATGATGTTTTAGATACCTGCCTTGATGGACTAAAGCTTGGTCTTTACACCTCAGACCCAGGCGAAGATGGCACATCAGGAACTGAAGTTTCAGGTGGTAACTATTCTCGCCAGTCATTTACTGTTGGAGCAGCAACTGAGGATACTTCAGTTACACCATCTGTAGGTAAAATCTCGAATGCTGCAGCTATTAATTTTGCAGCTAACGGTGCAGCTTGGAATGGCATTGAATACGCTGCTATCTTTAGGACTAAGAGTCTTACTCGTTCAATAGTTGGCATTACAAATGCCAGTGAAGTAAACGCAAGCGGAGATTCGGTTTCGTATAACAAAATAATCATTCCTGCTTCACATTGCTCAACTGTAGCGACTTTGACGATCACAGGATTTGATGTTGTAGACCGTGCTGGTGGTGATGGTGTTGCAGATTGGCATTCAACCCTTACCTATAGTGGAAGTAATGCTACTTACTACACTGAAGAATCAAATGGGGCGGCTGCAAACAGCGCCCAAAATTCAACGAACTTTATTCGCGTAAAAACAGGACCATTAGCTGGTATTTGTTATGATATTGTTGGTGAAGGAACCAACACCATAACAATTGATTCCTACTACAAATTCTTGGATGAAGATATTTTAAATCAACAAGTTGAAGTCATGGCAAAAGTGACTTTGGCAGATTTATCTGGTATTGTTCACAATAGCTCAACTACCCTTGATAGTAATGGCTATGCCGCATCTGGATCAGGTTTCCTTTCGGGTAGTTCGTCTACTGCTGACCGATTTTATATCCATAATACTTTACAAACAGCAGTCGTTTACTATTTACAAAACGCACCAGTTTTTGCTGGCGACGTAGGCTGGCGACAACTAGGTGTAGCAGCATCTGCGGATGCTGGTGGTGCTGTAATCCCCCCAGCAGAACTATGGCCACATACAGACCAGACAACTGATGATTACTGTATGTTGGATACAAGACAAACCGCTGACTGGACTCTAACTAGCCAGGTTTCAACCACCGACGAACTAGTTGCTCGCCTTCGTGCTGTTGATGGCTCTGGAAATAATGCTACACTCAACGTAGCGGATGGTTCAAGTTTAGAGATTTCCGCAGGCGATCTTAAGCTCACACTTTCGTGAACCATAATGATGTTATATCATTACCTGTCACCACTGCATCGTCAGCTGGTGACATTATGGTTTTAAATAGTGATGGTACTTGTACTCCTTATGGAGCCGGCAATACTAAAGAGAAGGCAATAGGCGTTGCATTACATGATGTTGATCCTACGGAAGTAGGTGATCCACATGCCATCCACTTATTCGGTGGGATATTCGTAGCTAAGGCAGGTGGCCCCATATCAATTGGTGATATCGTGGGCATACGTGATGGTGTAGCTACCTTGCAAAACTCCGGCACAATACGTCAAGTTGGGATAGCACTTGAAAACCTTACAGGTGTCGGTCTAATTAGAGTCATATCAACATGAACGAAGACATTCATTTTTTTAACGCAGTAGATGGTCGTATCGACCCTGATGCGGGTGTAGTAAGAGGTGTTTCCTTAATAACCATGGGTACTGCTCGTGGTCACAATCTTGAGGTAGATGATAAAACACTCACACAACTAAAAGAATCACTTGATAGCACACCACCACCAGGTATCAAAGCTAAGTTGAATCATCGCTCTGGGGTTGAAGCTGTATTCGGTTATATCAACAACTTCCAAGTTGAAGGTAATAAGCTTACTGGTGACCTAAACATGCTAAGGCATCACAAAGACTTTAATCAGACGATGGAGCAAATAACTACGATGCCCGGTCAGATAGGACTTTCGGTTGCTTTTCAAGGAGACAAAGAACCGGGTAAGGATGGAAAAGTTTATGCTCGCTGTAAGCGAATAGTCTCCGTAGATTTAGTACCTGATCCGGCAGCTAACCCGGACGGGATGTTTGAAAGTAAAGTTGACAACGACATAGTGTATATGGACCAGGAACCTAATGTAGAGGAACTCCTTCAGGGCATCGCAGAGCGCCTTGACGGCGTTGAGGAATTTCAAGGCAACTTGGAAGAAGCAATCGCAGACCAGCTAACTGAAGATTACTCTGATGAAGATTACTCTGATGAGGATTATTCTGATGAAGCTGATTATGCCGACGATGAAGTCGAATATGAGGATTCTTACGAGGATTCTGAAGCAGAGTACGAGCCAGTCGAATACTCCAGCATTGATGATGCCTTGACTTACCTTGAGGCTAAAGCTGAAGGCGCTCTTGCCGCTGAAGAGGAAGCTCGTGAAAATATGCTTTTTGAAAATGTAGAGGACAAAGTTGTTGAGCTCGCTGAGATCAACCAGCAGCTACAAGCTGAAAACGAAGTACTACAGGAAGCTCTTGAACTTCAAGAGGTAGAGGCTGTACCAACTTCATCAGAAGCTTTCTTGTTCGGCGCAGATGCCGGTGAAGGAACTTTTGAGTTCGCTATTCAACAACACGCTTCTGGCGAAGCTGAAAGTAGCCACGAAGCAATTCGTTCTGCTGTTGCTGACTCTCCAGCTGCTCACCGTGACTGGCTAATACGCCAAGGAATCTTAGAAAACTAAGGAGATAGAAACTTATGAATCATAATGGTGTAATTTCTCTCCCGTCTGACGGCTCTTCCACCTATACGGCTGGAATGATCGTTAGCCTTAATTCTTCAGGACAAGCCGCTGCAAACGGTGGAACTGGTGATGGCATCGGTGTTGTACTACATGATGTGAAGGCTGATGAAACTGGACGCCCTTTAGACATTCAACTATTTAGTGCTGGAGGTTCTGCTCTCGTCAAAGCCAATGGTTCAATTACCGTTGGTCAAGAAGTTGGCTATGCTGACAATGACAGTGACGTGGATTCCTCTGGTGCCAATAAAATCGGATATGCCCTTGAAGTTGGTGCGACAGGTGGCTTAGTACGAGTCATACTAAAGTAGAACAGGATACTAAAAGACAATGTATAAGAATAGCCACGCTATCATTCGCCACGACCTCAACGCGTTTGTTGAAGAGGCCGCTTCCACTGACAAGCTTCTTTTCGGCTCACAAATTTTGCCACAACTTCCTGTGGATGCCCGCGCTGGCATTTACCCGAAGATTGAAATTGGTAATGGTGGTGAGCTTCTTAAGAAAGACAGCACATTACGTGGACCAACCGGCACCTACAACGAAACAACTCGCAAGTTCACCACTGACACCTATGAGTGTTTAGATCGTGGTATGGAAGAGCGAATTGATGACGTTGTTGTACGTGATTACGCAAAATTCTTTGACGTAGAGGTTCTTACCTCCAAGCTCATCATGCGCACAATGAAGCTCGATTATGAGTCTCGTGTGTACAATCTGCTACAAGGCGCTACTACATCTAGTAATAGTAACTTCCTTCAACTCGATGGTGTTACCGTTGCTAATGGTAATAATGCTGCTAATGGATGGGGAACTACTGCTGGTCTCGCTGACTGCGACTTTCCTCTTCTACTCATGAATGCTATCACCGAGCTCACAAAGCGTGGTGAAACCCCTAATACCTTGGTAATGGGTCAGCAAGCATGGAATTGGTTCCGTCGCTCAACCAAGCTTAACACCTTCCTATACGGATCGTTAGGTACTGGTCTTGGGTACAAGATGGTGACAGAATCTGATATCGCTAAGCAGTTCCGTTTACAAAACATTTACATCGCTGCGGCTCACTATGATGAAGCTAATCGTAATGCCTCTGCTTCCTTAACCCCACTTTGGAATAATGACCGTATGTGGTTGGGTGAAGTCAAGGGTGGTGAGGTTTCCGCTGGTGGCGCAGGACGTACCTTCGTGTGGTCCAAAGATGGCTCTGGCCTCTTCACCACAGAAACTTATCGCTCTGAGCCTCGCCGAGGTGATATGGTACGCGTTCGTCATCACACCTCTGAGAAGGTTGTGAACAAGAATGCTGGCCTCGAAATCATCCTCAATGAGCAAGGAACAGATAACGAAGGCAATTGGGGCGCAACTGCTAACTCAATTAGCTGGGAATAATTTCTCCTAATATTCTCCTATCGAAAAGGGGCGGCTCAATCGAGTCGTCCCTTTTTGTTGACATAAACATTCTTGTTATGAGCATATTCACTGACGGGCTTAATCTTTCAATTGAACCTGCAATGGATCAGATGGCTGAGACTGTCTGGATTAATGGTAGTAATCCCGTCCTTGCGATCCCTGATCCAGTAGAGAAATCTACATCACGCACAATAGCTGGAAAAATGACTGAAATCGCGAGTGTCGTGTATATGAGGAGACAAGATGTTGATACCTTTAACGTGAAGAAGGGTGATAGAATATCCTTCTCACACCTAGGAGGAGTTGTAGCGGGTCGTGTGGTTGCTGTAGAAGATGATGGCACACAAATGATCACCCTCACTTGTGGGCCTGTTCTAAAAGGAGTTGTTCCAGTATGAACATGGATAAACTATTTAAGATTGATCCATCAATCGACTCAGATGATCCAAGACAGCAGAAACTCAATGAAGCAGCTTTAACTGGCTTCGGGGAAATCTTCCTTAGCTCTGAGTGGGGAGCTGAAGAACCTTCCTATGGGCCTGAGCTAGATAAGTACATGAGAAGGGTAAAAGATGATTGATTCATATCAAGACCCCAAAAGAGAAGTAGAGCTTACAATATGTAGGCATCTAAAAGAAGCTACCCAAGTACCATTTTTTCCAAACAAAGGAGACCTGGAGCATGAGCTTCCATTTGGAGCTGTTCTATGTGAGTCCATGAAACCGCTACTTGGTGGTAGTCTACCAAGAGGTTACAGATGCGATGTGCGAGTGGTTTACGTAAGTCACATGGATGAAGTTGGCTCCTTAGAGCACTCAATGGCTATCGCAAGGATAGAAGATGCTTTGAATAAGATACCCCAAGACAAAACTAGCCCCCAGGTGGTCGAGTTTATAGTTCAAGGAGGCAGGGGCGATAAGTTTGATTACGACATTGGTAATGGTATGACTACCTTAGAATCTGGTAATAATACAAACCCCGGTTTATTACTTGCTCAAGAAGTTGATAAAGACCCAATACTAAGCGCGTCTTATGAAATCATAAATGAGTATTCAGTTTTTTCTGAGACAAAAGTAAAGGTCACAGGTGATAGGGATGGTAGACCTTTTACTTTTAACATTAGTGTAAATACTGATGAATCTACAATAGCAAACATCAAGGAATTCACTCAAACTAATGGAGTGGTCAATGAGTATGATCTTGAGAATAATCACACAAAGATTGTTGGTCTTTACGTAATGGACATTCAGGAGTCAAGTGAAGCACAATCCTTTGGTGACCTTTTTGTGTGTAGAGTTGCTGTTGTTGGGGAAAGCAACTGTTAGTTGACAAAGGGCTTTTTAGTATGGCTACTACAAAATTAGGCGACTGCGCGTATATTTACGGAATTGATACCAATGAAGAAATCGCTGGTATGATTATAACTGGCCTAACGAAGGAAACTTCTCCTGAGTTTGAGGCTGAAGCAACCGATGATACCGGTAATGTAAAATCGGTCGTTAGGGGTGGTGATAAGATAAGTTACACAGTTTCAGGCTTTGCTAAAAATACAGCACTGCTTAGTACACATGGTGGAGATGGATGTACAACTACCATTGATGAAAAAACATGTATTATTGAAAAGTGGTCAATCAATAGCGCAAATAATGACTTTGCAAAGTGTGAATTGACTGCGGTACATTATCCGGTAGCAACTTACTGCTGTTCTCCAGATGCATGATTTGTAAACATCACTAAAATTTAAACAAAGTAGTAAAATGGCAAAAGAAGAATGTGGTAAGTTTTTATTTGGTACAACAGCTGTTACAGGCATCTCAATTGCGGTTGAGAGTACATCATCTGAGTCAAATCCTCAGTACCAAGCTGAAGCTAAAAATAAAGATGGAGAAACTGAGGCTATCAAGGTTGGAAAGCTTACAGGCTCTTGTACTGTAAGTGGCTTTAAGAAAAGTGGAGCGGAAGAACCTAAAATTGGCGACACGTTTCCTCTTGATGGAGAAACTTTTTTTGTAGACAAAGTTACAGTTACACAATCCAATGAAGATTTCCAAAAAATGGAAGTTGTAGGGAAATTCTGGCAAGGTGTAACCACGGTGTGTCCGAATGCTTAATTAGAGCTTTGTAATGTGGGTATTGATGAACAATTCGCTCAAGCATGGCTAAATGTTGAGCACAAAGTCTTTGGGTTTAAACTAAAGCCATTTAGTCTTTGGCATCGATTCCTACTTAAAGTAACACAGTCAAAAATCCTCGATGCGGGAAGTGAAATCTCCGCAATGGATGTTTATAAGGCAGCTTACGTTTGTACCCTTAAATACCCCAAAGCTCCTCGCCTTGGACCTCTTTCCAAGTTTAGGAGCTTTGTTTATTTACTAAGAGATGTGCATGTGAATGTTGAAAAATTCACGGCATACATTCAAGACTATGTAACTCAACCTGAGTTCTGGGAAAGTAAAGATTCTTCGGGCAGCTCCACAAGTGGTCCACCAGAAGAACTATCAACCGTTGTCGCTTTGATGCAGATGGGAATGACTGAGCGTGAAGCATGGGATTGTCCTTGCGGAATGGCTAGTTGGTACGCTGCGGCTCATGCATCATGGAATGGAGCAAACTTAGATTTTAAAACAGAAGAAGATAGGCATGTAATGGAGAATTTTGATGCAATAATGGCAGCGGCTAAGGCTAAGGAAGGAAAAGACAATGGCGAGTCTTAATGATGGATTAGAACAAGCAAAGGGAGCCATGAGTGGCCTAATCGAGCCAGCTCTCATATTCGCATCCACAGGAAGCAAGGCCGCTGCTACATGGGGTGGACTTAAAGCAGTCTTACTAACAAAGGTTCTTGGTCCAGTTTCGCTCTTGTCTGGTGCTTTGCTTGGTGTCGTTGGTATAACTAAGCAAATTGTAGCCCAGACAAACCTCATGGCGAATGGGATGCAGAAGTTACGCCAGCTTGAAACCCTAAAGACACAATTTGCACCATTAGTGGGTGGCGCAAAGTCAGCAGAAAATAGATTGAAAGAACTTTACACTTTTGCTGCTAAGACTCCTTTCCAGCTTAGTGAAATAGCAGAAGCATCAAAGACTTTAGAGATATTAACACGTGGGGCGCTATCAACAGGCGAGAACTTACGTATGCTAGGTGATGTGGCCGCGCAGACAGGTCAATCAATGCAGACGATATCCTTTTGGACTGGACGATTATATTCAGCACTAAAAGGTGGGCAGCCTATCGGAGAAGCCACTGCACGATTGCTTGAGATGGGGGTTATATCTGGGGAAGTACGTACAAGGCTTCAAGACTCAGCAGCTGCTGGTGACAGTTTCATAAAAACTTTTGATATTCTAACTAAAGAGATGGAAAGAGCAAAAGGTGGGATGGAGGATTTATCCAAAACACTTGAGGGCTTAGAATCCACTCTTGTTGATGTTAAGGGTCAATTTGCCGCAGGTTTTGCGATGAACTTCAAGGAGGGAGAGACTGCTGCATTAAAAACTCAAATTAGTTTATTTGAATCAATGGCTGAACCTGTTCAGCGTATAGGTTTTTGGCTAAGTAGAACTTCTGTAGCTTTTTCTAAACTTGTAGGTAGAATGGCTCCTGCGGGTGAAGGCACAAGGCAATTAGGAAAAAACCTGTCATTACTAGTTGATGCCTTCGTAGCAGTTGGTACTGCAATAGCTGGCGTTCAAATTGCCACACTTATTTCTGGTATGATGGGTCTTAGTAAGGCTACTGGAGTAGCTACACTTGCTACAGCTAAGTCAAAATTTGAATCTATCAAAGCGGCACTAGCTCGAAAAACTGAGTATGGTGCTGTAAGGTTAAACACAATCGCGTATAGTAGACTAAGCCTTGCCCATAAGAAGGCATTGATTTCAGGTGGAGTACTTGCCGGAGGAACTAAAGTTCTAACACTGGTTTTTACCTCTCTCACAAATGCGGTCAAGGCTTCCTTTGCGGCTATGGTTGCGAATCCATTGACGGCTATAATCACAGCTGCTTTAACACTTGGGACTGCAATATACTCCACGTTCAATAGAATGAAGCAACTCGAGGAGGAGGTTAATAGCATAAGGCAAAGCACAAAAGAAATGAGCGCAGAGTTCCTAAAAGCAGCAGCAGCTGTAAAGACACTCGATGATAAGCTTCAGCTCATTGGTGATGTGGATGCTAAAATCGCGGCAACTACAAGTGAAATCAAAAAACTCGCGGATGAGTCAAAGAAAGGATTTTTTGGTGGGATAGCATCAGGGATTGGAAATGCTTTTAAAGAGGTAATCACACTCGGTAAGTTTGACGGAAAGTCAGAGGAAACTGCGAAACAAGAAGCCTTACTAGCAAAACTTAAGGAACAACAAGAGCTGCGACGACAAGCATTAAATTTAGACCGAAGTAGCCTACAGCTTGTTCAGCAAAGAATTGATCACATAAATCGTGAGCTTGAGGTTCAACGAGCCATGAAAGACCTTGCGAGAGAGCGGGCTTTGCAAGACGCAACTGCTGCTGAAAGAATATTCATACTATCAAAGCAAATAGCTGAAGTTCAAAAGAAAGGCAGTGAAGGTCGAGCAATTTCAGAGCAAAAAGCAATTTTAGCAGAAGAATCCAGAGAAAGGCAGATTAGGCAAAGCGAGCAACAAGTTTCGGGTAGGGGAGACTTTAGGGGAGATGAACAACTTGAGCAAATGAAAGCTCAACTACAAATGCTCAAAGCATTGGAAAACCAGACTAAAGGCATAACTGATGCTAAAAAAGCAGCCGCAGCTGTCACTGCTTTTACTCCACCAACGCAGGCTATTGTTGCGTTCAATAAGATCAAGAAAACCTTAACGGGATCAGCCGACCCAATTGCTTACTTGTCCAAAGAAATTGAGAAGATTACACGCTTTGTAGATCAACAAGATAAAGCAAGAAAGAGTCTCGTGGCGACACAAAAAGAAGAGGCACGAACGGCTTCTGGAGCTGCGGCTATTACCAAAGATGCTTTGGCCTCAATAGTTGCCGCGCAAGGTGATCTTGATAAGATTGATTTCGTTGATGAAAGTAAACTTGGTACTGGTGGTCTACTTGGTGCTTTAAATGAACTCCTTAGTTCCGGGGAAAGTACGACTGGGAAGTTGAACCAAGCTGAGAGGAAGGCAATCCAGGCGACTATAGAATCTTTAAATCAAAAAGCCACAGCTTACCAGGAACAACTAAAGTTGGTCGAGAAGTTAAAGATTGAAGTAGAGAGTCTAGCGAGAAAAGAGAAGATGCGGGTAGGTAAAGAATTATCTGACCAAACATTAAGAGCAGATAAGATGGCAGCTAATGACATGAAGGGCGGACGTATTATCGCTGACCTAGAAGCCCAAATAAGACACCAAGGGCGACTAATTGCCCTCACAGCGGCTCATGGTGATAAAGCAAAGTCCTTAGCCGACCTAAAGAAAGAAGCAAGGCAAGTATCTGAGGAAATATTAAATATAGAGAATAAAGCCGCAAAAGGAGGATCAGGTGGGACTGGCGACGGACTAACTGATAAAGAAGCTAGGCGTATGCTCACACTCGATCAGCAGGCTGTTGAACTGAAGAAAGCCATCAAAAAAGCGGAGCAAGATGTAACCCTTGAAAGACAGAAGCAAGTTGATGTTATGAAGAAACTGCTTCAGCAACTGAATAAGGTCGTTGAGGAAAACAAACGTTTAATGAGAAACTTGCGTGAAGACCTTGAGAATGAATTACGCGATATTGCTATAGATGTAAACATTAGGCAAAACAACCTTGATAAGGCTGCTGACCTAATAAAAAAGGATCAGGAGACAGAGGATCGTCAAGCAGATAGAAATCTACGAGAAAAGCTTCAAAGTGAAGGTAAGTTGAATGCTGGTCAGATTGATGAAAGAGTACGCTTGCAACAGGAGAAGCGACAAGCACAGCGTCAAGAGGGTAGAGACAAAACAGTGTTCGCAGTTGAGCGTGACCTAGCAAAGGCAAGGCTTGAGATGCAAGCAAACTTAGGTGATGGAAAAGCACGTAGAGAACTTGATACCATGCAGAACTTTGATCTATTTAAAGAGAACCTAGCGAAAAACTTGAGGCTAGGTATGGAAAAGGGTGAAGCTAAACGTTTAGCTACAGACACAGTCAATGCCAAATTAATGCGTGAAGTGAACTTAAAGCAACCCGTTGCTGATTCATTTCGTGCTGTGGGTCTTGGTGGCACAGCTGTTTCCACTGACCCATTAAAACAGTTAGCCCAAAAGCAAGCTGACCTCCTTAAGAAGATCGCAGAGAATACAGCACCTTTAGCGAACAATAAAGTGAAGAAGGTAGATATTGACAAGGTGAATGAGTTCTTAAATAACTTACCAGTTAATTAGTTATGGCACAGACATCAAACTGTCCTCCTTCAGGAGAGCTTGTTTTACAGCCTGGTTCAGCTGTTGTTGAAAACAAATACACACTCGATACTGGATCAGAGAAGTATATTGCTAACAAATCAGGATTTAGAATGCTTGCACCTGCTATAGGTGATGCCCATCTGAAATATAGCAATTTATATGTTAAGTCTTTACAATTTACTGAAGCGGAAGCATGGATGATAATAGATGTGCAATATGAAGGCTTTCTTACTTTAGGTGATAAAGACCCAACTGGAGGAGCCAGCTTAGCGAGTGGTCAATTCCCCATACAAACACATCCAAATTATAGTGGAAGTCACCCCAAGAAATGGGGGACAGTATTTGGGGAGGGAGGATCACCTAATGAATTTGGTAGATACCTAAAAGATGGAGAGTTTTCCCATTTTGGTAAGTTACCCAATGGTGATGGTAAGCATAAAAGACCTAAAAAAAGCACAGCAAAAGGTGCTAATATGCTAGAAGGTGTGACTAGCTATCTAGATGCATCAAATGGCAAATACACATACTCACGTATAACAACGAGAAGTATTGCCAAGTGGGATAAGTTAGGGAAAAGAGTAAAACCCAAATCAACAAGGATACCAGTACCTTCATTAGGAGACGATAGAGACTGGATACTTGTTTCGATTAATGAGTCACCTCTTTACTTGAGTGCTTCGTTGACCGCATACAATACTACAGTTGAGTTCCTAGGCTCTGGTCCTGGTGGAGCAAATCCATTAATTTATGAGGATGGTGGTGGTTGGACACTTGACTCTTTAGCATAATGAATGAGTTTCAAGATATGCCAGTGGTCGCGATCGGCGATCCATTGAAAGATGTCATAAGTGTTCGCAGAATGAATGCTATACAAGATGGTATAGTAAACCTTGCGAAAGGAGAAAATATACAAGCAGGAGACGGCTTACGAGGGCAAACTATTGGAAATCAATTCAAGCTTGAGCTTGAAAAGAAAGCATCCTCTATTAATGATAATTATACTACATTTCAGTATGTTGCTGATGGGATTTTTGAATGTGTTAGAAGTATAACATCAGAAGGAAAGCCAACCGGAACTCATGGTGATGCAAGTCTTAAACGAGCGCCAGGATTTGATAAGGTTGATGGCTTGGCTATAAATACCTGTGAAGGTAATAATAAGTCCTTCAACCGTGATGGCAACGGATTGTCTACAGACAAAGTGCCACCAATAAATCTCTGTAAGTGTTTATTTCAGTATGATCTCCAAGGAGACGAGATAGTGCGCTTAACTGACGAACACTACTTTGAATTTCTAGTGGAAGGTAAATATGAGATCGAGTATGAGGTAACCACTTATGTCAAGGAGAGACAAGGAGGTGTGGATCAACACGTTTACTGTTGGGCTGGGATTGGAGGTGCTGGTGAAGACGCTGAAAACTTAAATCTAATAGGCAAGAAAGAAGAGGATCAAAGACTTGCCTACTATTTTCCAGTGAAACAAAGTCTATCCGTGTCGAAGTTTGATGCAATCTCTTCTCATCCCTTCAAGGTTTACGTTGGTACAGACACGGAGGGACTTTCGGAAGGACCTTTGGATGGGCCTGCAGTTAGATGTGATATGAGCTATATTGACAGTCTTGGGGAAGGTGGAGGAGAGATTCTAATAGCAAATGCTGGGACGTGGTTTAAGTGTAATGGTGATTTTTTTGATGGTAATTGCCCAGAAGATGGCGTGAAAACTCAACACCATGCATGGATACCGATAGACTGTGAGCCACGTCCTGATGGAAATCTACTATATTTAGAAATTCACTTTGAAAAAGAAAGTGGGGGACATACGAAAAAAGAGTTTGTTCCTGAGTTTAGGTATAGTGATGGTACAACAGCTGAAGAAAACTTACCGGCAAAGTTTTTCATAAGTGACTATGGTGGTTTTGAAACAGGTAAATTTGAGCCAATCGAAACCTATGAGCTGACTGAAGTTTTTCCTTTAAAAGCAACAAAACTAATTCGCATACCAATTGCAAAACTCTATTTAACGAAATATGAGGATGGTATCGTTGTTGATGCAGTATCTCAAATAAGAACAACTGCAATACACTTGATACCTGCTGGGCTCGATGAGGCTTGGGGATACTCACCCTTATCTGGCCTTAATACTAACTACTGAGTTTATGGGTTGGTATGGCATAGCAGGGAGGTACACGCATATTGATATGGCTGGACTCCAGCCACATCACGACACAACACTGCCCGCCGCTGCACTCTTTCCTAATAGACCAGACATTAAGCCTGAGTTTTACAATTTAAATCCAGACCTAGGCGAAATTAAAACTCCATGGGACGCTATACAAGATAAGTATGATGCTGTTCTTGCTCCTCCTGGCTTGTATCCTCCCGCAAGAGAATATAGTTACGTTGCTTACTCTGAGCCACATAGTTCAGAGTATGTTCATAAAATGCTATATCATCTAAAAGGGGCAAAAATTAAGTTTGAATGTAATATCCAGCCAAACCCCATCAAATATGATTCTGATGATATGAGGCCAGCTTGGGAGCAAACATATTCTTGTGAGGATGAGGAAGGATGGTCGCCTGATAGACCTCGTTTTACTGGATTGGAAGGCTATGGTCGAGATGGAAAGCTTGATAAGGAGTTAGGTTACACCCCAAACCAAACATTTATTTTAGAAGGTGAGTTTTTAGGTCATACTGAAATTTGGTTTGATAAAGACTTGCGTAATGGTGGAAGAGATAAAGGTAATCTTTCAAAAAGAATACTATATACACACCCAACACAAAAATACCTTAGTAAAACAGAAGGAGTATCTCTAACAGGACACTACTTAGGTGCAACATACCGCCCTGCAACAAAAGCTGATGTGGAACAATGTCCAACTGTAGATGACGGTGTAATTTGGACAGAAGGTGATATTATGGGTGATATATTTGAGGCAGGTTCCATCCATTACTCATTCAGAGTCGTGCGTGAGGATCAGTTTTATAATCACTATTATGACTATGTTGACGCAGGGAACCCTCTCATACCTGGGCAGCCAGGCTGGGTAGAGGGGGGTAATACTACTGCAGCTTTCACTAGGGAACAACGTGGTGATCATAAGTGGCATTTGGTTCATCGTTTCCACTTTCATCCTCATGGGATATTAGACCCTGAAGTTCGTGGTAAATATTATGAAATTATAGAAGACAAGTATTCAGGCTATGGTGATAACATACCTTCTTTTGGGTGTGAAAATGGTGATCTTCAGACTGAAGAAGCTGAATTACCAAAGCGTTTTGATTTGCAGACATGTAGTGAAGTTGATGGAAAGTTTGCCACAGTATATAGTTCATCCTACATTGAGCGCCTCACGGAAATAGAGGGAGTTGATTGTAGCATTCCCTATAATTACCCTGACTACGATCATGAGTTTCATCCCAAAGGCCCGCCTTATGAGCCCGAACCTTGTTTCCCGCCTTCACAGGAAGCCATCATAAGAAATCATGGCTATGATGAACTAAGGAGACGTCAGGAAAAATGTCCTCATGGCCCGTATGGTTCTGCTGTGTGGGAATACTGGGCTTATCAAAAAGGGGAGAATGGAGACTTACATTGCCCACTAAAGTTTAGTGAAGCTATCACTTACTACAAAAATACCGACCTATCTAAGTGCGGTGGTGGAAGAATGAAGTCAAACACTGGCTTAAAACACCTTTGCGAAGGAATGCCAAGATATGTTGGGTATGATGATGAGGAAATCATGCCTCTTAATCATACACGCACTTTAGCAGGAGACGAAGACTTGACCTTTTTTGTCCATAACCGATTTAAGCAAAAATGGGGGAGCGAGGCGAACTTAGATGGTAAACCTCCTAGACCTAATTCAGGGGTAGAAGCACACGCTAAATCTATGCTCCCTAATATATTTGAAAGAGGTGTGGATGTATTTTCGAATGACTTTAATGAACCTAGCTTTGCGCAGTCTCCTTTACCAATTTATCCATACAAACCACCTGTAAATGGAATCCCACAGTCATGGGATGAATCTTTCAATGGGGGAGAGGGCAACCAATACCGATCAATGTGGTATGATGGTGGCGACAAATATACACCTCGGTTAATCAGTTGGCGACCTCCTAATAATAAAGGTCGCTATGGTGGTCCTAATAGCTTAATAAGAGATGAGGCAAGGGAGGAAAAAGGTCAGGCATTTATTGATGACTATGAAATTGAATGGATAGCACCAGTTGAATATATTACAGGGCAGGCAACAATATTCGGTGAGAGTTACAAGATAGCGGTTAGGTTGCCTGGTAAAAATGTGTGGAATGGTGGCTATAGTGGAAGTGTATCCTTAGAAATTGAACCTATATTTGAAGAAGAGCCAACGAAATGCTGGACACCAAGAAGTGAGAATATCCCCAAAAAAGATAAGGATTTTCCGTGGGCAGAAGAGGTATGTATAGATTTTGATAAAGCTTCTAAAGAAGAAGTGCCAGAAGAGGAACCTGAAGAGGAAGAAGGACCATGAACTCATACACACATAGCTCAAAGTTTACAGTAGAAGTCTCATTAAAGAACGACAATGTGACAGCTACGCCTTTTGACACAGCATCAGCAACGGGTGATGCGGAGCCACTAGACCCCGAAAAAGACTTGGAGATTAGGGTAATGGACACGAAGTACATTGGCACAGGACTCGGTAAAGACGATAAAGGTCGTCCTGCTAATCCAGAGGTTAAGAGGGAATTGCATAACTCATTATCTTTTCATGCTCTTGCTGCTGGTAGCTCAGTGAGTCCATACCTCCAAAAAGTTTGTGTGAAAATTAAAAGAATTGGAGACATTGAAGATATCAATAGTGTTAATCGACAGCCTCCCAATCCTTATAGTAAATTAGTGCAGATTGGGGTAGATGACCTACCAATAGCAGGTACGAATGGTGGCAACGCTTTCACCGGTAATCTTTCGCCTGACAAGGAGTTGGGACAAGAAAGTGTAACAGAATTTCCAGAGAAATACGCAGATTATGACTAAAGGAGAAATACTTAGAGATGAAGCCATCGAGCACTTTCGTAATCGAGCAAAAGCAAAATACGATGCAGGGCAGGAACAACATGGTGGATTTCTTAAAGATAGGGTAGATTGGAAGGACTTAGAGGACGAGTCTATTGACTTTATGTTTTACCTTTATGCTCTGATGAATAAAAAAGAAGAGGAGATACTACAACTTAAGAATAAGATAAAGTCTCTTGAATCTAGAATGTTAGAAATAGACTCGCGTTGACAACACTCGGTAGGTTGTGAGAGACGCAAATACCCTATTCATAGGTTCGGCTGGAACAGGTATCGCTATTAGTGATATAAACCCTTGGGTCAGCCTCATATGCGGATTGATGACGATAATTTACTTATCAATATCGATCTACAAGAAACTCAAGTAATGTATGCCTACCAAAAAAGAAAAACCTGGCACTATTGAAGTAAAATCAGTTAGTGAAAACGTTGCTCATATAAAATACCAGCTGAAGAAGCCCACAGATAGGCTTACGGTATTACTTACATCAGATCGGCACCATGATCATGTGGATTGTCGAAGGGATATGGAAAAAAGACACTTGGAAGAGTGTCGTAAACGTGGGGGTATAATCGTTGATATAGGCGATCTATTTTGCGCTATGCAGGGACGTAAGGACTTTCGTGGTGGCAAGAAGGCATTAGACCCTGAGCTTAAGAAAGAGGATTACTTTGATGCGTTAGTAGACCAAGCCGAAAAGTTCTACAAACCTTATGCGGATATGTTTGCTGTGCTTGGCACGGGCAACCATGAGACTGGCATTCTAAAGCACAATGAAACTAACTTAACGAAAAGGTTAGTAGGGCGACTCAAAAAATATGGCTCTCCCTGTGTGCTTGGAGGCTATTCTGGTTTTGTGCGATTCCAGTTGGTTTATGGAACTACCTCGATCTCAATACCTCTATGGTATTTTCATGGATCAGGTGGGGATGCTCCAATGTCTTTCGGTACTCTTAGCGTAAAGAGACTCGCATCACAAGTGCCTGATGCACGGATTATTGCTACGGGTCACTCTCATAATCATTGGTTGCTACCATTACCACGAGTGCGCCTAAGTCCTACTCAAAACAAAGTTTACCATGATGAGCAATTACACATCAAAGTAGGCACTTACAAAGATGAGTACAAACAAGGTATTGGGGGTTGGCATGTGGAGCGTGGAGGTATGCCAAAACCTGTTGGGCAAGTTTGGCTCAAACTTGGTATGCAAAAAAGTGACAAAACTGGAGTGAATCCAGTTATTGAGCCTGAACGTGCTATTTAGTACCCCCAAAGGGGGTAAAAAAAAGTTCATAAAAAACTCTTGACGGTCACCTTAATGTTGACCAAAAACCATCTCATGCATGGGGTATGACCCTGCTACAATGAGACACGGGCAATGCCCAAAACCACAGGAGAAATATGAACGAATTAGCTACAGCTGAATACTCTCCATCAGTGTATTCAAGTTTAAATACTCAGATGGATGCAATACAACAACTTGGTCTTGCCATCACCAAAAGTGGCTTTGCCGGTTGTGAGAAAATCGAACAGGGTGTAATTATTGCCTTCACTTGCTTGGCGGAAAAAATAACGCCAATTGAGTTTAGTAGAACCTATGACCTCATCCATGGTCAACCAACCAAGAAAGCTTCCGTTATGCTTGCGGAATTTCGTAGCCAACATGGTGGTGACTTTGATTGGATTGATGACGGTGAGGATGGTAAAAAGGCAACAATTCAGATTATCTACAAGGGTAAGCAGAAAAAGCCTGTTAGCTTCACACTAGAGGAAGCCAAAACCAAGGGGCTTGCCAATAAGACTAACTATAAAATGCATTTGCCTGAGATGCTTAGAGCTAGGGCTATCACTAAAGCACTTCGTATGTATGTACCAGAGATTGCTGCAGGGATTTATGATCCCTATGAGGTTGATGCAAATGCTACGGTTGAAAAGCTTTTGAATACACCAGTAGAGGAATCAACTGACTACGTCAAATCCGTGAAGAACCTTGTGGCTGAGAGACCTGAAGAGCAACAGAAGCAAATTATGGATATTCTGAAAAAGAAATTCAAGATAGCTGAGTTGGATTCGCTCAATCAAGGTCAGGCAGAAAAAGTCTGCAATGGTTGGGAAGCCTTCATGGAGTCTCTCTAATGCGTAAAAAAACAGGTCCTACCAAACACATAGCAATGCGTATCCCTATTGCATTATCTAAACGCATTGACCGACTCACTTCTGAGTCTGGAACAACTATGTCAGGTTTTATCCGTGAAGCCATCGTGACAAAAATACGTAATGAGGAGCTTGCCCTACGCCATCTAGGTGTTGATTTGGATGCTCTTGGTAGAGCGGAGAATATTTGATGTCCAAACATCACAATCACTCACCATCTAGTTTTCCAATGCGGCTCAGGTGTCCACGCTACCAAAGTGGTGCACCTGGGGCCGCTGCGGAACATGGTACAGCAATGCATGAGGTTTTTGCATCGCTTTTTGAGGATAGGCTTCCTCTATTTAACTCTGACATATCTGATGATGACCTCGATGCATTAAAGTGGGCAAAAGATGAAGTTGATATTCGTACTACTTTAGAGTTCCCCATTGAGGTCGAGACAAAGCTTACTTACTCAGACGCAAAGCTGAAAGAGGTTTACTTCGGAACAGGTGATGTAGTCAATGGACCACAACTATTTGACTTAAAGACCGGTGATCAACATGGATATTGGCCACAAATGGCTGGATATGCATTAGCTCTAATGGATGAGCGAGGATATAAGACCGTGGAAACCCACATTCTCTACACTCGTTTTCGTAAGGTTTACTCACGGACTATTGAGAAAAAGCAAGCTGAAGCCATCATCAATGATATAATATACAAGGCCGAGGATCCAGGTGCCAAGGAAATACCCAATGAATATTGCGGATGGTGTGCTCGCAGACTTGAGTGTGAAGCCCTGAAAGATAGGGCTAATACAATAGTCGCTCATCAAGACTGGGCTTTAGATAGCTATAGGATTGATGAAATTGCTAAAAACCCAAATGAGCTATCAAAGGCTTTATCATTGGCCAAGCTTATGAAGCAATGGGTATCAGCGATTGAAGATGAGGCCAAGAACCATGAGGAGATACCCGGCTATAAATGGAAGGAAGTAAAAGGGCGTAGAAACATAAAGGATGCTCTTGCTGCTTCCAAGCGGGTAAATTTACCCATAGAAACTTTTCTGACAGCCTGTAGTGCATCTGTGACATCTCTAGAGAAAATATATAGAGAGGAGCTTGGTATTACACCAAGTGAAGCACGAGCAATGCTACAGGAGAACCTATCAGAAGTAATCAATGAAACTAAGTCATACAAAAAACTAGAACCTAAGAAATGATTAACTATACCTACACTGACGCGGACGCTAGTATCAAGCGTCCAATTGAACCCGGCGAGTATGCCACTAAAATTACCTCCTGTGTTTTCGGGATGGCAAAGACAGGCACGGACAAGCTTGATATTACATTAAGTTTTCCAGAAATAGATTCTACATTGATTGAGAGCATATACTTCACTGCGAAGTCTCAATGGAAGTTTGATCTTGTTCTCAAGTGCTTTGCTAAGAGCAAGGGTGCAACACTTCCTGCTAAGGGAACTGAAATCACGATCAATGAGGATTTCGTGAACAAGTTTTTACTTGGTGCTCATGGCAGGGTTACTGTTGAGGATGAGGAGTATCCCATTGGTAGCGGATCAACACGAAGTCGTGTGAAAATCTTTCACCCAAGTGTTGAGCAAATTAAGATGGATGTTGGGTTGGCAACTCAGCAAGCAAAAGAAGAAACCGACGACCTACCTTTCTGATGGATATATTTTGGAATATTTGTACTGGCCTTGGAGCCTTCGTCTTTGGACTAACCACTATAATATTAGTGTGGGGGTTAGTTCTTAGTATCACAGGTAAGGTTGCTGAGACACGTGATCGTGATGAGCTAATTAAGCTTCTCGATCCTGATGCTCGACTCAAGCGCGTTGATGACTTAATTAAGGAACTTGAGGAGCGTAAGGTAATATCCGATGGTTTGGATATTAAGGAGGAGGAGACTAAAGCTTCTGATATTTCTACTACAAAGTCTGGGGACTAGTGTGGTTGTTTCATTGTTGGGAGTGAGGTTCACGGTGTTTTTTCATACCTTTCCACACCAAAGGGATATTGCTTTTATATGTAGGGCATAACCTGCCTCACTCCCATACAATGAATATCATAGCGTTAGATTTAGGAAGCACCACAGGCTGGGCAAGCTACTGTAACGGTGTTTACAATAGTGGAACTAAATCCTTTGCCCTCACAAAGTATGAGGGTAGGGGGATGCAGTTTCTTAAATTCCGTAGATTCCTGGGAGAACTCGCATCAATGGTGCGACCTGAGTTCATAGCTCTAGAGGAAGTTCGTAGACACTTAGGGACAGATGCTGCTCATGCTTACGGAGGTTATCTTGCTCATGTAGGTAGCTATTGTGAGGAAGCTGAAATACCCCATGTGGGTGTGCCTGTGGGAACAATCAAAAAGTTTGCTTGCGGAAAGGGTAATGCAAATAAAGACGAGATGGTTGAGGCTGCTAAGATTAAGTATCCCGATCAAGTAATAGAGGATGATAACCAAGCTGATGCATTGATGTTGCTTGGTTATGCAATGAGAGAAATAGCATCTCCTGAGTGGGGTGCTTTATTAAAAGGAGAAAACAATGGAATTACCAAAGATACCTAGAAAGACTAGGGAGTACTTGGAGCTTGGTGCTCCAGAAGGACAGCGTAATGCTGAACTATTCAACGCTGCATGTCAGCTACGTGATGCCAACTGGCCACTTCATGTAATGGATGAGCTTTTAACCCGTAGAGGGCGCCTTGATGGTTTGCCTGAGAGCGAGATAAAAGCCTGTATACAGTCGGTGTTAAAGTCACCTGCTAGACAACCCTTACTGGAGAGTAAGCATCGCATACCTAATCTTATTAACCAGTTTAAGATTCAACAGCCTGAACCTGAACCTGAGCCAATTGTTTATGCGTTGGATGAAGGAGACAGATTACCTGAGCCAATTGAGGAAGATGCTACAAAGATATTCTTAGAGACCATATTCTCTCCAGAGGATAAGATACAGATAGTTGTAGGTCACAAGAACGAGGAGGGTGTCGAAGTCCCTTCAGGTAATCACCCAACTCTTCCTTTGCGCCTTTGGTTAGATAAGATTGAATCAAAGGGTGGCATTCAGAACGTCTTTCCTGCGATGGATGAGGGGGGTCGGATTAATCAAGGAATGTACATTGCTATCAACCCACTCATCGATCCTAAGTTGGGGAGGAAAAAGAAGAATGTATCAAGATTTGATCACGCTTTAATTGAGTTTGATTCGATTAGTACGACTCAGCAGTGGCAATTGATAAAGAAAAGCCGGATACCTTGTGCTACTGTGTGCTTCTCAGGTGGTAAGTCACTTCATGCTTTGGTGCGTGTAAATGCAAGAAACCAAGAGGAGTATGACACACGTGTTGATAAGTTACTTCAGCATTTCTCGGAGTATGAGGTAGATACCCAAAACCGTGACCCATCAAGACTGTCTAGGCTACCTGGAGTCATCCGAGGTGACACGGGTAATGCCCAGACTTTGTTGGCAACAAACATGGGCGCAAAGAGTTGGAATGAGTGGGAAGACTTCACCTCTGACAACTTTCCATCAATACTCACACAGGAGGATTTCTATAATGAGGATATTACTGAGCCAACTCCCATAATAGAGGGTCTACTCAATAGACAGTTGAGCCTAGTGATTGGTGGAAGTTCTAAAACTTATAAGTCATGGACACTATTGGACATGGCGATATCCACAGCCAATGGTTTGCCCTTTTGGGGGTTCAATACCCATGCAGGAAAGTGCCTCTACATCAACTTTGAGATACCTGACTATTATATGCGGGAAAGGGTTAAGAGTATATGCTCTGCGAAGAACCTAGAGCTGCCATCAGAGAACCTATACATATGGAACTTACGTGGTAGAGCACAAGCACTAGAGACTATAAGGCCAAAGTTCCAGAAGATGATGGCTAATGCAAACTTCGCTATGGTTATCCTTGATCCAATATACAAGACTCTTGGTAACCGAGATGAGAACGCTGCGGGTGATATAAATTCACTAATGAATGAGATGGAGCACTTGGCTCTAGAGACAGGAGCCGCGGTTGTATTCGCAACACACTTTAGTAAGGGTAATCAGGCTCAAAAGAGCTCAATTGATCGCATATCAGGTAGTGGGGTTTTCGCAAGGTCACCTGACACTATCCTAGTGATGACGGAGCATGAGGAGGATGGTTGTTTTAGTGTCGAATCAACGGTGCGTAACTATCAGACACCGAAGCCTTTTGTGGTTCAAATGGACTTTCCTTTATTCAAGAGGGTTGATGAATTTGACCCCGCAAAACTAAAGAGACCAGGTGGAAGACCAGAGGCTCCTGATGTGGTTCCAGAGATCATAGATTTACTTTCCAAGGAAGATTGGGTTGACCAGCCAATAGTAGTTGCAACCATGACTGAAAGAGGACATTCAGCTTCAACAATCAAGCGGCAAATACAAAAGGCCGTATCTGAGAAGAAGATAGTCCGCGAAAGTAAGCCAGGTAAAGCATCCAAGCTCAAACGAGGTAACTTAACCCACAAGTTGGGGTAGGTAACTCAAAACCCTATAATATATATTGGTTCACCCCCAAGGTGGGCTTAAAGGCCACCACCTTGGGTAGTGGACACCAACACAATTACTACCATGGAAGTTGAAATGATAAACAGGGACGGAGTTCCCTTTGGGAGAATCTACAAAAAAATCTTAACACTCAAATCACGGATTGGTGACATCAATAGGATTTGTGCAAACACGATCCTAGAGCATGGAAACAAATTTAATTGGGTGTGGCTATCCAATTTGGAGACAGGTGGGATTCATTGCATGGATACCGCCGACCTCATCAAGCAACCATGTGATGATGATGGTTATCTTCTGGTCAAGTGCGATGACTTTAGGGTTATAGGCCCAGATGAGATACAGGAGCAGTTTGATGATTTCTGATCTATCAGAAGGACCAGAGTCCACTCCACCAAGACTGCTATTTCCTATAGTAAATGCTATAATACATTCACATGATGAACCCATTTGGGAAGCAACTATACCTGTGTTTGCTAAATGGATAAAGAGTCATGTGGATGTTATATCAAGAGACAAGGATTGGAGTGTGGAGTCTATAATGGACGGAAAGTGTCCTGTTGAGTTAGAGGTTGAAAAAGATAATGGATTAACAATTGTTATATTTGTGGAAGGATGGGAGTACGCAAATCTAAGAACAATGATAAATATAGGAGAATGAGATGTGGATATTAGCGACAAAGAAATTACGTGCATTGGCTTGTTTACCGGAGGAGGAGCGCTCGAGCTCGGAGTTAGAAGAATTATCCCAAACCTGCGAATGCTCGCTTATGTGGAGATCGAAGCCTATGCGGTCACCCTCTTGGCTCAAAAAATTGAAAGGGGGGAGTTGGATGAAGCACCTATCTTCACTGATGTTACCCAATTCCCTGCAGAACTCTTTCGTGACAAAGTACACCTCGTCGTTGCCGGATATCCATGCCAAGATTTCTCCACCGCAGGGAAAAGAGCAGGACTGGAGGGTAATCGCGGAAAGATGTGGGGATACACCAGGTCAGTTGTATCTAGACTTCGAGCCAGAGCCTTCTTTGGAGAAAATGTTGAAGGCCACGTGTCGCTTGGACTCGACACAGTCGTCAGCGATTTGGTTGAAGATGGTTTCATGGTTAAGGGAGGATTATATTCGGCGTTCGAGGTTGGTGCGCCTCATCTTAGAAAGCGAATATTCACATTATCATTCCGAACAGACCCACACACAGGTGGATGGGAGCATGCAAGAACAGGAAACCAAGGATGGCTTGACCTCGCAGACGCAGAGTTCCAAGCAATTACCACAGGAAGAGTGCAACTGGCCGACCCCTCAAGTATCAGACGGGAACGGAGCAGCGAATCCACTACGAGAGGATCATCGGAAGCAATTGAGAGATGTGGAGACGGGCTTGGGGGAGATGTGGCCAACACCAACAACAGCAGAGGGGGGGAAGATCAGTTGTCAGCCGAACTACGGACAGACGGGACTGAGCAATCATCCATCGATTGTGGGGGAGGTTACCAGACCCAAGGGAGAGAAGAGCCGAAGCTGGCCGACCCCAGTAGTGACGGATTGCTCAGACGAAGACCTGAAGACATGGGAGAAGAGGTGCGAGAAGCACGGAGAAATGATGCAGAGACCTCTCAGGATTGCGGTTCAACAGGATATGCTAGAGGAAGCCATGAAGAGTGGCCAATTAGGTGGCCAGCAAGACCCGGAAACCGACAGCATGACTGGGAAGCCCCTAGAGTCTTGGGCAACCCCGAACACAATGGATCACCTGCCGCCGAGATCGGAGGAAGCCACAGAGAGGATGATGACGGGGGCAAGGAAGGGGAGATCAGCTCCAAGCAACCTTCGGGAGCAAGTAGACCCAAAGACGATGAAAGCATGGGCGACTCCAAGGACACTGGATGCGGACGGGCTGATGATGAATGTAAAGAAAAGGGGTCTACAGCCAGAGAACACACTTTGCGGTCAAGCAGCGAATCAAGTGAAGAGCAAGAAGCTCAATCCGTCATGGGTGGAGAGTCTGATGATGTTACCCGCGGGTTACACTCAAATAGAATCGACAGACTAAGAATGCTTGGAAATGGTGTGGTATGGCTTACTGCGGCAAAAGCCTTTAGCGAAATGCTTGACCAACATAGGTCAGACTGGGTTGACACAACCTAGTTTAGTATGAATCGCTTAATTGAACTTAATGAATACCTTGATCAGGTCCTCTTAGAGGAAAAAGAGAAAGGCTCCCCTGCGGCAGCCATAGGGGCAGGTTTAGTTGGAACAGGCGCAGCTGCTGATTACATGGGGTATCGTCGTCGCAAGAAAAGAACCCTAGCAACTCAAGCTGAGAACCTCAAAGCGGCACAAGGACGGAGAAAGGGCTTACTAAGGCGCATGTTTAGCAAGCAAGCCCGCTTGGATGACGCAAAGGCAAGGCGTGATATTTCTTCTCTCCGTGGTGCTATGGAGCGCACTGAGGCTAGTGGTTATGGTAGGGATATTTCCCGTAGAGCTAAAGCCGCCACCAGAGGTAGCAAGATGGCTTTAAAACGCACAGGACGTAAGGTTGCAGGTGCTGGCCGTAAGGTCGTGGATTCTGTAAAGGGCATCCGTGGGCGTGGAA